GGACACCCCAGTTTTCTCTTCTTCCTTCTTCATCAAGCCAACGAGCATATCGTGATTTGTGGATGAACTCTTGGTATGATGTTGGTAACATATTAGACGACATTCTTTTACCCCTTTTTTACTTCTATTAGTTTATTTAAATACCATCGTGCTTTTTCTAAATCCTCTACACCGTTCTTGTATGGGTATCTGCATAGATACTTCATAATGTTTCCTTGTAGATAAAATTCAAAACCATCTCCAGTTACAGAACCTATCATATCTATAGTTTCTATACTGGCCGCATTGTAGTGTGGTGGATGGTCAACCATACTACTCATCTCTATATTATCAGACTGCATATTTGCCTGTTCTTCTTTCATCTTTTTCCTCATGTACTCCATATGCCTTAACATTATTCTTTACCAAAATCAACTTTTATTACATTATCTTTGTACTTTACTGTCTTGCCTTCTTCGTCAAGCACCTCACCAAACATTCGCTTAGATACATAGTTGTATGCAAGTTCTGATGTACCAAAGTTAAATACTTCTTCACTCTTACCCATGAGTAATCCAACAAGACCCTCATGTATTATTGATCCTACAGAGTGATCGATCTCAGACTTATATTGTTTCTCTGTCGTATCATAAGCACTCATCTTGAATTTATCATCACCAACATCTGTAAGTATAATGTAATAATGACCCTTTTGTAAATTCATTTTCTTTGCAAATTCTATTGCATCTTCTTCACTTTCCATTTTTGTACCACTCCACAGGTATTGACTTTTCTGCCCATCTGTAATCGTGCTTGTTGCACCAATCAGCATAGGTTGTTTTACTACCCTTATATATCTTGTTACGTGCGTTCATAAAAACAAAACGTATATCCAAGTCTTTGTGTTGTTGTTTTACTAAAGCCATCTTCACTCTGTCTGCCTTATCAAAATGTCCTTTTGCTTCTATATAGATACCACTCTCGACTATATAGAAATCAGGAGTGTACGTTCTTGGCTTGGGTATGTAAAGAAACTTCTTTGATTCATACTCAAACTTAACTTTGTTTTGAGCCAAACCTTTTGCAAGATGTAACTCAAAGCGTGATCTGTATTTCATTCTGTTCATATTTTCTTTTTCAACCCTAAAGACTGCAGTCGTTTTTTTACATACCCTGCCAGTTTGGGGGATTGTTTTTCTAGTATAAGAAGTTCTTCTGTTAATCCAAGTATCGGAAGGCATATTACTTTACCCTGATCGCTAACGTAGTTTATTGTTTGAAATTGATTCTCTATTTTTACTATATCTCTTTTTTCTGTGTGGGAGGTGAGAGTTCCGTTGTCTGAAAAGTTTTCACGAAGAGTAAGGGGAATACCTCTATCATGTTGACGTAAATGAACAACGTCTCTCCCACCACCTGTCTCCACATGGGAGTCTATATAAACGTGGTACAAGTCCTCGTTTAATCCTAAAAGATCTATATGAAATTGATGAACATAAATAATTGCCATTACAATGATTTCCTCTTCAATCTAGAATACCAAACTTGAGGTGGCTGTTTAGCTTTCGATGTTATCTTATCGTGTACTACTGCATCTTTCCAACAGTGTGCTTTGTACCCACACATAGTACACGGTTTAGGTAGTAACTTGTTTCCTGTCCTGACTTCTTGACCGTCTTGTTTGTACACCTCAAATACATCTTTGAATGGTACTTTGAACTCAAGTGATTCATCTGTCAATACTTTAATTCGTTCTTTGGCATCTGCCATATACTCTTTTCTATCGTTTGCTTGCCAATCAGGTGCTTCAACTACAGCTACTTCACCACTTGATTTATTTATCACAATCCAACCACCAAACGGTAATCCTGTTGCTTCTCCGTACAGATGCCCTTGCATGATGTAGCCAAATGGGTCATCCTCTTTTATTTTTTCGTATCCACCGTAACCTGTATACTTAAATTTGTATGCCCACTCACTTGCAGACTTTATATCCCAAACCTTATCTTGTCCAAACTCATCACGTATAATCAAATCTAACGTGCCACTTACATCTGTACCATCTATGTTTAGACTGACGGCTTTCTGTTTGTCTACAATATCAACGCCTGCCTGTTCTAACACAAGCACGGCTATTGACTCTACAATATCACCAAACAAAAACCTGAATAACATATTGTATTGTATTTCTTGTTGTATGCCTTTCTTCTCAAGAAGTTGTTGACATACAGGTCTACCAAGACCTGACATTCTAATCTTGTAATGTCTTTCTTTATTTAGCTGTCTACTAACAGCTTCTTCACAAGAATTTGCAAAGTCTAAAACGGCTTCAGGGGGAAGGTCAACTTCCCCCCTACTTGCACGTTCCATATAGTCTTGTATTTTAAACAGGAGTAGCATTGAAATCGTCTGCCAAGCTTTCTTCTCCAACCACGACCTGTAGCTTTGCAGATTCTCTATTCTGCTCTAATACATACTGATTGGCTGCCTTGACTGTATCGGCAAACTTTTTCATTAACTCCTTATCTTCTGTAGATATATCAGTTTCACTTTGAAGAGTTGGAACAGGTGTCCAATAGGTAACCGATCCCTTCTTCTGTCTAGCCGTAGCCATATTGATCCAACATTTCTGCATGATCTTTTTCTGTTTGGTTAGGCTTTCAATAAAATTCTTCATAGGTACAAACCCTGACTTCTTGAAGTAAGCCACAACAGGATGTCTATCTATAGCCACTTTGTCTTTATTACCTTTGACGAAATCGCCTGAGATAATGCAGTACAACACTTGGTTACAGACTGCCAATCGTGATCTTAGCTTGACTGGATCATCATCCTTGAGTTGTTCTTCTTCTGCTACAGACAGACGACCACACTTGTTGCCACCCTCTGTATCAGGAAAGTCACCTGACATGGTTGGTTTCTGTACAGACTTACAAGAAAACGTTCCTTGTTCCTGATCAAACACACTCCATTCATAGGTTCGTAATATTGGTCTAATTCTCACTGTTTTGGCGTAGACCATTTCGCCTTCGTACATCATTTTCCAATCGCCACGAGTTAGGGAAACACCATCTTCGGTTTCCATATCGTAGTTGATGTTTAGTCTTGAGAGTCCTTGACTTGATTTTTGTGAAGGTGTTTGACCTGTCAATGCCATCAAAGATTCTATGTCGTCAGTACTAAAAGAATTAACAATGTTATCAATTTCAGTACTCATAGTAGTTTGTAAGTTTTCCAATTTAAATATCCTTTTCTATTTATTTAAGGTTAACGTAATCAGAGGTTACAGATCTACTTCAGATAAGTCAAGCCAATTCTTTCCTATTTTTAATTCGATACCTACAGGCATGTCGTATTCTATGCCATACCTACGTTTCGTCTCACTTGGCAGACACAACATTGCCTTAGATAATACATCAATACACTGTTGCTTTTCATTCGGATGAACATCAAGAACAATAGAATCGTGTACTGTGTTGCAAATAACCGACTGCATTTTTAGTTCTCTCATCTGTCTATCTAGCTCCACCAACGCAATAGGCAATAGATCAGCCGTAGCGAACCCCTGAACAGGGTAATTACAAATAGCAGTACGATTGGTAGCTGTACCCCACTCTGTCCATCTAGCGTCAGGAAAACAGTATTCTCTTCCTGACGGTAATTTTATAATTTTTGTAGTCACAGCCTGCTTTTCAAGTTCTTTATGCCACTCGCTTACCTGTTCATACTTCTCTTTAAATCTTCTGTAGTACGCCTGTTGACTTTGTGTGCCACTCACACCACCGTACAATGGTTTGAATGTGTGTGCCTTTGCTTCCTGTCTAGAGCAGCCGATGATAGATGCAGTATAGCTGTGAACATCTGTGCCTTTCTTTACATCATCATATACCTGATTATCTTTGGAAAGAAAGCCTGCCACTCTGAACTCTAACTGTGAGTAATCACCCTCAAGTATAAAGCCATCATCAAACCTACTTTCGACAACCTTACGTATAGCAAACGTAGAACCACGTGGCATGTTTTGAAAGTTAGGATTACGACTAGATAGCCTGCCTGTTGCTGTTACACATTGCATAAACTCAGGATGAATAAAATTGTAGTCATCCACATTGTTTTTCATTCCCTCTACAAAGGTAGACAGATAAGTACGCAAAGCATTGTATCGAACATAAGCTTCACAAAACTCACGTGCATCACCACTTAGTTCAGATAGCCTATCTTCTAAGGTTACCTTGTCTGTCTTGAAACCTGCTGATGCTGTATCTCTTGGTGTACGAGGTATGATTTTGAAACCTGCCACTTCACCTGTAGATGTATAAACTACACCTTTACCGTCACAAACTTTACATATTCGTTTAGCTTTACCAACACTACCATCTTTCTTGAGAGGTGTTATCCTACCTGATCCACGACAGGTTTCACATTGACGACCAA